ATTCAGTAATGTTTTCTTTAAATAATGAAAATAAGCCTTATTCTTGGAATTTAAGCGAAGAAGGAACAATCTCTGTAGGAACTGATTCAGAAAGTATTGATTT